TTCTGCAAACGTAACGTCTTCGCCATCTATTCTGTTTACTATGGCGGACAATTGTTGCGGTGTCAAACCATCTGCATATATTACATTATCTGGTAAAACTCTTTTTAAATTTTCTTTCAGTTGCAGGAAAAAAGCTGCAAATATAGCAGTAATTCCTTTGCGTTGCCAGACAATTAATCTCACTCTTTGTTCGGCTATTGTGTCAGGCATGCCAATTTCTTCAATCGAGTGCAACATTACATCTTTCATTCTTGCCTCTAATTTAAGGTGAACGTTAACCTTGTCTAAACCGTTTATATCAAGACCCTCTGCTAGTATATCATCGACTTCTTTTGCAATTTTAGTTTTATCAGGTCTTTCCTGCAACCAAGCCATTATTGCATTATAATCAATATTAACTTGTGGCAAAGCAGACATTGCCCCTTTTTGGCAATATGTGTGCATGAACTTGTCAGCGTCTTCGTTTGGTTTGTGTTCAACTTCACGCACATTAAGTTTGGAACCAAACAACTCTGAAATGGCAGCAACACCTGCCCCAGCTCTTTGAGTGTAATTAGGTTGTGCATGACTTGGATATTCGACTAAAGTTGTTTTTTCAACTTCTTTAATTCCTTCAATGCTTTCGCCACCTCGCAAATTGATATTGTTTCTTGGTAATGGAATTTGTGTATCAACCATTGCCGTCTCGTCATTCCAATAATTAATAATGTTTGGAGCAAGAACGTCATCCGCGACTTCAACCATTATTGGATTGTCAAGCATGCCATTCCCGCATAGTAATTTAACGCGTTGATTTTCACCCATGCCAATGTCGGGGTAAGCTTCCCAGTCTGTTAAAGCAACATTGTTAATGCAATCTACGGATTTTAAACGCTCTGCTATCTCTTCATCTATTGGTTTATCAGATTTTTGAGCTGCTGGCTTGAACAATTCTTTTTTCCCAAATTCTTTATCGTATTCCGTTTTTCCAATTTCATCAACTGTGTTCATACTGTCATTTTCAATGGTTTCATGCGACTCTTTTTCTTCTTTTAAACCTGTGCCTGCCAACTTGAATGCTAACATACAACATTCATCTTTACTCATGAAAACATAATCTTCAGAATCATCTAATTTAACTGCTGTGCTTTGTTTTTTCAATGCAGTCCATGTAAATGTTTTGAATGTCTGTTGTTTAATTACATTAATTTGTTCAAACATTCTATCTTTGTATTGTAATTCAATTTGCTCCAATGCTTCATCTATTAGATGGTCTTTGTCATTAAGTTCACTCACTGCTTTAATGAAATCAGTTATAGTGCTCGTTGATGTCCCTAAGGGGTATGTTTTAATTAAGCATGGGCTTGTCTGGTTTCCGGTTAAATCCCACCCTAACTGGCTTGCATTGCAGATTATTTTCTTGCAATTCTCTTCGTTAACTTCTACATTTGCAATTATTGTTTCTGCTTCTCTTCTTAAG